TTTTATGTTATAATAAAAATAAAGGAGAACGTAACATGGAACGTAAAGGTTTCATTGGTGGCAGTGACTGCACCAAAATCATGGAAGGATACTGGCTCGAACTCTGGAAGGTAAAGACAGGTCGTGAAGAACCAGAAAGCCTAGTCTTTAATCTACCAGTACAGTTGGGTCGGCACACTGAAGACTTCAACTTGAAATGGTTTGCCGCAAACGAAGGCAAACAAGTTGTTGCACAGCAGCGTGAGTTTACTGGGACAGTTGGTACTGTGCCAGTGAAAGGCACAATCGATGGTGCCATAAAAGATGAAAGAAATATTATTGAGGCCAAGCACACGAACAGGTTCTACAACATGGACAAGATGCTTGATCGATACATGCCACAGCTACAGTTCTACTGTCACATGGCAAAAGCAGAGGGCGTGTACCTGTCTGTTATATTTGGGAACAGTGATTGGGAGTGCATACATGTCAAGTACAACGAAGAGTATTTCAATTCTATGTGGGGAGTGGTGTCTGACTTCTGGGGTTACGTTCTACGCGATGAACAGCCTGTTGGTAATGAGGCCACACGATTATCTAGACTTTCGATTGCGTTGGACGATATGGAAACACGCGATGCCTCACTCGACAACGCATTCGTTGATGCGGCAGTCACCTACATTCATGGATATGAACAAAACAAAGTCTTCAAGAATGCTGAGAAAGATCTCAAGCAAATGGTCAGTGATAACGAACGAGAAGTTTATTGCGACCAACTCACCGTCAAGCGTGACAAGCGCGGACATCTTAGAATAACAAGGAGAACGAAATGACTACCAAAACTAAAACAAATATTATCAAGATGCTTATGGAAGCAAGAGCAGACATAGAGCCAATCAAAAAGAGTGGTAAGAATCCACACTTCGGTAACAAGTACGCTACACTTGAGAGCGTAATCGAAGCAGTAACCGATCCACTAGCAAAGAAAGGTTTCTTGCTTATTCATCGAGCAATATCAAATGAGCATGGCAAGTCTATCACAACAGAGCTTGTGCATGAGAGTGGCGAAAGCTTTGTGACTGCCATACCCCTAGTGCTAGGCAAGAATGATATGCAAGGACTAGGCAGTGCTATCACATATGCCAGACGTTATGGCATTATGTCATTGCTAAACTTACCAGCTGAAGATGATGATGGTGAGCAGAACAGGAAGGGCGCAACACCAAAGCCTGTGGCAAACGATGAGCCAGCACCAGAAACAAAACGAACTAGCAATACTAATTGGTAATTCTTGGGGAGGGTTTTACAGCACCCATATGGCCTTATCGAGGGGGAGGTTCCCCAAGAACCCCTCACCACAACTAAGCAAAAGGAGTCAGAAGCTTGGCAGAATACGATAACACAAATGATGGCGTGGCATTCCCACCCTTCGAAGACATGAACATGATCTTGCAAGGTAAGATGAATGTGGAGGGTCGTGACGCTAAGTGCGTAATAGTACGCAGAGTCACACAATCTGGCATGGAAGTCATGGAAGTGTACGAGAAAGTGGGCGTGATGTTTAAGAATGACAACGCCAAAGACAGCGCACCAGACTATACTGGTAAGCTGTACGACACAGCAGACAAGCAGATGCCTTGGACTGCACCATATACAGACAAACGACTGGCATCATGGAGAAGAATGAAGGATGGCAAACCTTACATGTCGTTCGCAATATCTGATCCACAAAATAAAAACGAGGGACAGGCAAATAATTCCTTGCAGGATGACGTAATACCGTTTTAATTGGAGGCACGTTCTCCAAGAGAGTACGCTCACACTGCTCAATACTGTTAGCCTCGCGGCTCTCTTGTAACTTGCCAGCCTCCCATCGAGGCTGGCCTTTTTTTTCAGAGGAGGAAGAATGACAATTCAATCAGCAATGAACTCATCTAAAGGCAACGCACTATGCACATGCAGCGTGTGTCACAAAAACTCAGTACATGTAAACGCCAAGCTTGGGCGATCAGGACAGGCCAACAAGCTTGGCGCAATAACCAACATGACAACTGTTCACAAACAACTACGCAAACTGGGCTGGAACATTCATGGTAATGTAACAGAATGCCCAGAGTGCCAATCCAAAAGGGAGAAACCAAAGATGGTTACAACTAAAGAAGAACTTCGTCAGCCAACTAAAGAGCAGAAACGAGAGATCGTGGCTATGCTGAACGATGTCTATGATACAGAGAACGAAAGATACAAAGCTAAGAACACAGATCAAAGCGTAGCTGATGATCTACAAGATGGCATACTCTGGGGCTGGGTCGCAGAGATAAGAGAAAGTATGTATGGGCCAGATGGCAATGAAGAAGCAACGCTTCTTATTAGTGACATAAAGACATGGATTGGCATGGTCGAAGAGGCACTCAAACAATTCAAAGCAGAGCAAGCCAAAGCAAAAGAGCTTGAAGTTTTAATCAGTGATGGAAAAGAATTTTTAAGAAAGGCTAAACTATGACACCTCTAGAAAGAATGATAGAAGATGCTAAACTATGCAATCATAGACTGTATAAAGTGGAGGGTAAAATGAACGTACACAAAAGGCGTAGCAAACTATCGAGCGGTAGTAAGCCAAAGCAGACACCAAGATCTGCTACCTTCGGAGAGGGATGGCGTAACAGTTCCCTCTCCGACAAAGAGGTTGATGACATAAAATATTTTTTAGACAAAGGCTGGTGTCTAGGTTCAACAGCAAAGATCGTTGGAGTTAGTATTAGTACAGTAAGAAAGTATGTGCATTAGCATGGATTTCTTTACAGCATTAGTATTAGTTTATCACATTAGGTCTGAAGAGATTGCAACAATGGTTTGGTTTAATAACTATGAATCTTGTTACAAAGCACAGTATGCAACAGATGATCTATACAACTTAATCAATGGTACAGAAATGTATTGCATTGAAAGTGATATAGCGTCACGAATAGTTAAACCAAAACTAAAACCACAATAACGTAAGCTGTGAGTGCGGACTATGACTGAAGCAAAACCATAATATGGGGTCAAACCACAGCAGCTAAAGCTTGTTTTCCTTGCAAGTGATTTGGCACTGAGGGGTGTTCCACGACACCCCTCTTTTAATTTGTTAACTCAAAGTGTGGTGCATCGATGAATGGTCTACGACCTTGAGATCTTCGAAGATCGATGTACTCATTCATTGCATCTTCCATAGATCCCTCGAAGTCAGCTATCGAATCGATGTGCCATGCGGCTCCCCATCTCACAGAGATGCCAAGATCTTTGGCTGCTTGCTGAATGGCATCCGCAATATCATCATAAAGATTTAGTTCCCAAGATACTCTCGACCCTATGTAAGCCACTGTATCTATTGCAATTCCTTCGAGATGTTTACTCTTCATGGTTTGAGATGCACCTTTGTCAACAAGCTGACGCTGTTGTTCCATTGTCCTCATGCCGCCCAGGTGTGGTATTCCAAAATCAACTTTAGTTATACCGATTGCATACTTTGCAAGGGATACCATGCGTTCATCAACTCCTTCGAGCCGACCTAAACTTCTTTCACTTAATTTAAATGTCACTTCTTAAATCCTTTCATTGTACGGATACCAAAACTTGCAGCTATTGAAGCGTACATAGCCCAGCTAAACCATTGTGGTGCAGCTTCTAAATTCTTAAAGCCTTGCTCCATGTATGGTTGCATCCAAGGCACGAAGCTTGCCAGAACTATGGCAATAAAACAAATTGTCCAAGCTTCATCTTTCCAGCTGTCTGCGCTGGCTTCGATAGCCGCCTGTTCCCAGCTGATCTCACCAGTAGCAATCTTCATTTTAGTTTCTGCTTCAGCAGCTTTAACCTTTGCTTTGCTATCGATGTACGTTGTAGCTAGTCCAGCTACGCTTTGAAGTATCCCAATCATTCGCCCATCCTATCTGTCTTAGCTTCTTTACCTAGCCACAGTGCAAAAGATGCACTGAGCATCGCAGTAACCAGCGAAACGAACGCGCTCTGTTGAGTTGTTGGATCGG